GGATCGTGGCAACCTAGATGTATCCGGCAATCAAGCCGTCACCGGCAACTCGCGCATATATGGTAACCTAGATGTCTCCGGCAATCAAGCCGTCACCGGCAACTCGCGCATTTATGGCAGCCAAGTTCTAACCGGCAACCTGGATGTATCCGGCAATGTCACTACCACACAGGATGTGCACTGTCGCAGCGTCTACGCCACAGGCAATTATTATTTAGACAACTATGTGCTTATTCCCGCCGGCACGGTTATTCAATCGGCGGCTATTAATGTGCCCACCGGTTGGCTAAATTGCGACGGAACATCTCTTTCAAGAACCACATACCCTGATTTATTTACTGCAATTGCATACACATACGGCGGTTCAGACGCGAGTTTCAACCTTCCCGACTTAAGAGGGCGCGCATGCATTGGCGCAGGTCAAGGCGCGGGGTTAACAAATCGCGCGCTAGGGTCAATCGGCGGGTCAGAAACCCATACGCTTACTTCAGATGAAATGCCTAGTCATAATCACGGCATTACTGACCCTGGCCATAGACACACTTGGAATAATGGTCTTGAGGGGGATGATTTTAGTTCCGGCAGTTCTAACGATGAATATACCAAAGCAGGAGGCAGTGTAACTGATGTTATTGCATATGCAACTACAGGCATTTTAATAAATAATGCAGGCGGAGGCGGCGCGCACAACAATATGCAACCGTTTCTTGCATTACGTTTTTTGATTAAGTATTAGATGGGCTAGTTTCTTCCTTTTGTAAAATACATATTTGCAAAACATATTAAACAATACTCGCGATAATTATATATAATCCACTCAAACAACTACATAATCACTAGACAACTACTATGGGCATTCCTTCTTACTTCAGCTATATCGTCAAAAATCATCCCTCCCTCATCAAAAAATTTGTTAGTAACCGAATGGCTATTAACAATTTATACCTCGACTGCAACTCCATCATCTACGACGTCGTCAAAAAACACGACTTCGCCAGTTCTCGCATCGCCGCCGACAACGCCCCCGCCATTATCTCCGGCATCATATCACAAATTGAAGAATATATTAAATGCATTCAACCCACCACCACCGTCTTCATCGCCTTTGACGGCGTCGCCCCCGTCGCGAAAATGGAGCAGCAACGCGCACGCCGCTATAAATCCGCCTATCAAAGCAAAATCACCCAACAAATATTCAAACGCACCACCATGGACCCATTCAATACCTCCTCTATTACCCCCGGCACTGCATTCATGGAGCAACTCAATGGGCGCATTTACTCGCATTTTGCGACCGCACCGCTTTTATCGACCGTTCAAAAAATCATCGTCTCTTGCAGCGACCAACCCGGCGAGGGCGAGCACAAACTGTTCCAGCATATTCGCGACAATGCCGCCGCCCATTTGACCGAAACCACCGTTATTTATGGCCTCGACGCCGACCTCATCATGCTCTCCATCAATCATCTCCCCATTTGCCCGCGCATCTTCCTTTTCCGCGAAACACCCGAATTCATCAAATCCATTGACGCGGCACTTGAACCCAACGAAACCTACGTCATGGACATCCCTGAACTCGCGCACGTCATCACCCTAGACATGAACAACGGTCAACCATTGAATACTGTTCAACAGAAAAACCGGATTTACGACTATATCTTCATGTGCTTCATGTTAGGTAACGACTTCATGCCGCATTTCCCCGCCATCAACATTCGCACCGGCGGCATCAACAAGTTGTTGAACGCCTACAAACAAGTCATCGGCAACTCCAACGATAATTTGACCGACGGCAAAACCATCTATTGGAACGTATTTCGAAAATTCATCGGCGTGCTAAAACAATCGGAGCAAGCCTTTATTCAATCCGAAATGGTCGCACGCGACCGGCGCGCCAACCATAACCCACCTGCGACAACCCCCGAAGAAATCTTCGCCAAGTTCGAAAGCACGCCCACGCACGACCGGGCGCTTGAAAAATACATTAACCCATTTAAACCCGGCTGGCAATCCCGCTATTACCGAGCATTGCTGAAAATGGACCCGCCATCCGACGAACGCAAATCGCAGGTGTGTGTCAATTATTTAGAAGGGCTGGAATGGACCATGAAATACTACACGACCGGCTGCGCCGACTGGCGGTGGACCTACAATTACCACTACCCTCCCTTATTGGAAGACCTCTTTAACTATACGCCTCTGTTTGAAACCAGCTTCATCCCTTACCACCTCCCTAACCCCGTGGACCCGTTTGTGCAACTCTGTTATGTTCTTCCTTTATCTTCACTCAACCTTCTGCCTCCATCGCTCCATCAAAAGCTACTTAAGGAACACCCCGATTGGTATGCTAGCGATTGCGACTTTGTTTGGGCCTATGCGCGCTACTTTTGGGAGTCGCATTGCGACCTGCCCGACCTGGATATTGCAGAGTTGGAAGACTTCTTGCGACAATATAGGGCGGTGTAAGCAGCAGCATGTTTGATAACACGATATTAACTCCATTATTTATTATGCAATTCAATTACATAATAAAGATATAACATGATGTAAGATAACACATAATGAACATTCCCAAAGATTTGTTGCACATAATATTGGAATATGACGGACGAATAAAATATAGACACGGTAAGTATGTAGACATCATACACAAGCGCGACGATAGATATAATATTCTCGCACCAGTTATGCAGAAGAAAACGGAAATTATGAAAACCGTGCAACGCGATGGCGCAAGCTTTTATTTTGAATTCGGGTTTGATTTCTGTAATAGTATGGGGTTATGCTATGATTACAACTTTTCTTATGATAATCGGTGCGAAATTTGTTACTATGATTTTAGGAATGGTCTAAAACAGATTAGAACGTATTTATAGGACTTTCTTATAAATTCAATAACGCAAACAGTTTAAAGATGGTTAATTATATAATAATATAACCTTAAAATGATTACTGATGCTTCAAAGGAGGTTATGCTGAATGGTTACAAAAACACGACCCCATTTAGTTTTGCGGTCATAGATAATTTTTTATTCGACAATAAAATGAATGATATCCTGGACGATGTTAAAAAGCTTGAAATATCCAACGCGGACTACAAGTTTTTTGATGGCAGGTGGGAATTTAATAAATATGGGTTTCAATCCAACTTTGATGCGAATTTAACAAGTGTATTTGAATATTTCGTCAGCGATGAGTTTATTGATTTAGTAGAAAAGTTAACTGGGATAACTGGTATTATCAGACACGATTTAAAATTAAAAGGCGCAGGTGTGCATAGAATTTTAAAGGATGGGTTTTTAAAAGTTCACACGGATTTTAATACATATGTATCCGACAAACACGGGCGTCTAGACAGAAGAATTAATCTATTGCTATATTTAAACCCAAATTGGAAAGAGGAATACAATGGTCATTTATTATTGTGCGACAGATTTTCACAACAAATTAATTACAAAATCGCGCCATTATTAAACAGATGTGTTATCTTTAATACATCCAAAAATAGTTTGCACGGGCATCCTGAACCATTACGCACCCCTGATAACGTTTGTAGGGAATCCATCGCGATTTATTATTACACAAAAAATGTAAACAATATTGATTTTGAAGGCGACCCCGAAAGACCAACCATAGTCTTTGATGTAAATCATTTTGATTATTCGCATGTGGCGACTATTTGATTGTGTTAATCCACACATTGTCACGCGTTGTGGTGCGCCGATTTTTCAACAAGTTTTTTTGCAATTTTTTGAAGACCTTGTAAAATAGGCCTGTTTTAAATAGGCCAAGTATATGGTGTTTTTTGGACATTTCTAAAATGTCCAAATTTCGATTCCCTTTTTCCAGTTTCGCGAAATACATCGATTTACTCTTCCTTACCATAAATTTTCAGAATCGCGCTTAAAAAATAAAATTTGTGAGCATAACTTTTTTTCTGATTTTCATGTTTTTCATGTTTTTTTCAAAAATGACCAAAAACACGCGACCCTTGGCCGCAACATTTTCGCAACATCCGCAACAAAACTTGCACGTCATTTTCTTGAATTTTGGCTTACCATGTATGCAGCCGTTTGTTTGTGCCGGCTGGAAAACACGAGAGCATAAATGGTTAACGCAACATTTAGGTGACAGACTTTTTGCCACTTTTGAACATGATTTTTTCAGTTTTGTCAGCATGTGTGGTAACAACTTGAAAAAATAAAAAAAGTAGCTGTTGTATAAGATTGCAAGTTTTTGCAAGAAACTTGCAATGTTTTTTAGGCCTTTTACATTTAAAATACAAGATTTAACATAAAATGATTTAAATGTTATATGCATTTTAATTATATAACACATGTTGCAAGAATATTGTGTGGAAATTAAATATAAAAAGCGTCGTTGTAATGAACCTAATTGCATTAAAGTTGCGCGCAGCAATGCCGATAAATGTGCCGCACATGGAGGTGGTAAACGTTGTAATGAACTTAATTGCGATAAAATTGCTCAAGGCAACACCGATAAATGTATAGCACATGGTGGTGGGAAGAGGTGTGTTGAACCTGATTGTAAATCTAGCGCTCAAAGGAACACTGATAAATGTGTAGCACACGGTGGCGGGAAGAGGTGTGTTGAACCTGATTGTAAATCAAGTGTTTATGGAAGAACAGATAAATGTGTAGCGCATGGTGGCGGGAAGAGGTGTAATGAACCGGATTGTAAATCCAGTGCTATAGGCAAAATAAATAAATGCATAGCGCACGGAGGCGGTAAACGTTGCAATGAACCTAATTGCAATGTAAGTTCCCAAGGTAAAACCAATAAATGTATAGCGCATGGAGGTGGAAATCGTTGCATTGAACCTAATTGCAATGCAAGTTCCCAAGGCAAAACCAATAAATGTAAAAGACACGGAGGTGGAAAACGTTGCAATGAACTGGGTTGCAAGACAAGTGCCTGTGGAAAAACCGTTAAATGTGTAGCACACGGTGGCGGAAAGAGGTGTGTTGTTTCGGGTTGTAAATCAAGCGCCTCTGGAACCACCAATAAATGTGTAGCGCACGGTGGTGGAGTGCGTTGTCCTAATTGCATTGATTGGATTGATAGTCGTAGTGGTTTATCCGCATATGATGGTTATTGCATAACTTGTTTCAAACGTGTATTTCCAGATGATGAACGCAGCAAAAGAATATATGCTCACACTAAAGAAATTATGGTAAGAAATAAAATAAATGAAAGGTTTGAAGGATTTGTTCATGACACTCCAATTTACACGGGAAATTGCGATTGCACTCATCGCCGCAGAATAGACCATCGTAAATTGTTTGGTAACACTATATTAGCAATTGAAACGGATGAGTTTGGGCATCGGGGATATGATAAACACGATGAAGAAATCCGTTATGATGACCTGTATATGGTTCATAGCGGCAAATGGATATTTATTCGCTTTAATCCAGATACTAATGTCAGCAAATTGGATATTGAAGATAAACTGAACGCACTTATAGAAACAATAAAAGAATGTATTGATAAAATTGAACGCGGAGAAAATGAGGAGTTGGTGGAAATTATAAAATTGTATTGTTAATATTATTGATTTAATAGCTCCATCCTGTGGTGGTTTTCAATTCTTTAATCATTCTTTTATTCCTTAAAACTTCATAACATGCTCTTTAACAATTTTCAATCAACATAAACATTATTACATAAATTAACGTGACACATATGTGACTTTAATTTTTATTGTGACATCATACGCTCGTGCAAACAGGCGTCATAACTCGCGCATTTTGCTTACCTTAAAAAAACTTCATATATTCTTTAAAAACCATTGTTTTCGTGTTTATAAGACCCTGGCTAATATTGGATTCTGGACATTTATAAAATGTCCAAATTTCGATTCCCTTTTGTAGATTTGGGAAAATACATCGATTTACTCTTCCTTACCATAAATTTTCAAAATCGCGCATAAAAAATAAAATTTGTGAGCATAATTTTTTTTCATTTTTCGATGTTTTTTGAAAAAGGTCAAAAACAGCTCAAAAAAGTCAAAAACGCGATTGCAAGTTTCGCAACCAATCAGCAACCGACCGCAACAAAAACTTGCACCGTTTTTTGACCAAAATGTGCACACCATGTATGCAGCAAGTTTTCGCATTGTGCGTGCAACTTTGTTACGATTGCCAACCGACGCAACAAACCCGGCAATGATTTTGGGAGCATTCGCACACAAAAATTGCGAAAATGACACCATTTGTGGTCTAAACATGAAAATATAAAAGTATAAATGTCTATAAGATTTGCAAGAAACTTGCAAAAATGTCCAAATAAATGTCCAAAAAACAGTGTTTTTTTGGTCCAAAAAAAGTGTTTTCAATGTTTTGATAAAAAAATAATCTAAATAAAATGTCTTCAATATATTAAGAACAACTATGTCAAGCGACGGTCTGTCCAAGATAAGAAAACCCAAACCTATAACTGTTGAGCCAAGCAATAATCAATTCCACTGTAGCGCGTGCAACTATTCCACGAATAGGAAGAGCAGTTTTCAAGCTCACACGGTGACGCAAAAGCATTTGAATGCGGAGCCTGAGGATGGGGTGAACGCGTTTGCGTGCAAACATTGCAATAAAACCTACAAATCACGCTCAGGGATGTGGCGACATAGCAAACTATGCGCGTTCAATGCGGGCGCCAATGAAGGCGCGAGTAACGATGTTGTGAAACATGCGCCTTTTGCCGAGCAAAGCAATAGCGAGTTAACGAACGCATTAATCACGCTGATAAAACAGAACCAGGAGTTTCAAACGCAGCTCTTTGAAATGGCGAAAGAATGCAAGAACATCACGAACCACAATAACACCATAACAAACCACAATACTCACTTTAATTTGAACATCTTCTTGAACGAGAAATGCAAGGATGCGATTAATATGGTGGATTTTGTCGAGTCGCTTCACTTGCAAATGAGCGACCTGGAAGAAACCGGGAAGCTGGGCTATTCCAACGGGATGTCGCGCATCTTTATCAATGGGTTAAAAGATATGGACGTGTGCAAACGCCCCATCCATTGCAGCGACCTGAAACGCGAGACGCTCTATATTAAGGAAGACGATGTTTGGGAAAAGGACAACGAGGAGCGCGACAAGATAAAAAAGGCGATACGTAAGATAGAGCAGAAGAACATCCAGCAAATCCCGTTGTGGATTAAGGCGCACCCCAATTGTGTGATTAGCGCAAACCGGGATAGCACGCCTTACCTAAATATGGTGATGCAGTCGACAGGAGGTGTAAACCCGGATGAGAACGCAAGTATGAACAAAATCATTAGCAACATTGCGCGCGAAGTGGTCATCAATAAATAAGTAATCGGCGATGAATGATTGATGAATAAATTTAACAAAATGCGGACCATTTTGTTAGATGTAGAATTAATGCGTTTATAAAATATTTATCGTTTTTTATTGGTGCGCTTTCTAGTGCCGCGCCTACGTTTTGTTCTTTTTGTTGATTTAGTCTTCCTTTTGGATTGTCTTCGGGAGGAACGTTTGCCGCCTGTCCAAGTATCATTCTGTTTCCAACCATCCATACTTGTTTGTTGACTGATATTATTTTGCTGTGTTTTTGCAAAATTCGCGTCCACTAAACTTTGGAGAATATTAAGTATCTCTGTATAATTCGTATTATAAGGTTTACTACGTTTGTCGTCGTAGTTAGCTAACATTATCATTGTGTAAAAATAGTTTAGCTTTTCACGTTCAGAATATGTTTTCGTGAGCGGTTGCCTTAATAACCCGCGTTTAATCAAATCACTCCGTTTAATGAATGCACTTCCCTCAGTCCAGTCACTTTTCCCCGCTTTGTAAACACCTTTAGGCTCAAACATGTTGTTCTTCTTACTGTAAAAATAAGTCTGTATCTCATCCAAAGCTCTTGCAGACAACTTTATTTTCAATTTATTATTATCATTCTGGTTTGAATTGTATACTCTCCTGAACACATTTGACATCTCTGTTAGTACGCGTCTATCACCATCATTATCAACATTTGTAGTATAATTATTTGCACAAAGAACTTCAATATCATTATGAATAGTTTGCAATACTGCATTTGTAGCGTCACAGAAATATCTAGATATAAATATATAATCTGCCACATCATCAGGGGGATTAAATTTTGACTGATTTATTTCAGTGGCAGAATTAATAGATGCAATACTATCCGTTCCATTCGATTTAATGTCATTTGACACGTTATCAGCGTTCATATTATAATATAAGCAGAGATTATTTCCTAAACCCCATTAATAAATGTTCAAATCAAACATCAACCATTGTTTCAACGCAGGCGCGTAAAACTATCAATAAGTTTGTTACATACATTTAATGAAATTGTATAATTATATTTATCGTTTTTTATTGGAGCGCTTTCTAGTGCCGCGCCTACGTTTTGTTGATTTTCTCTTTCTGTTGGGTCGTTTTTTGGATGTTCTTCGAGAGGACCGTTTGCCGCCCCCATAAAATCTGTCTTTGGATTTTTTATATTCCTCTATCATATTATCAAAATACTCTTTGCGGTCATCTTGAGTTAATTTTAGGCTGTCATCTTTGTCTGGAAAATTGTCGGGGTTGCCTTTCCTATCACTTCGTTTAATAAACACGCCGTTGGGGGTTGTGTTGGTGAACTTGCCGTTGGGGAGTTTAATGATGAACCCGCCATTATTTCTAAAATCAATTTCTTTAAATTTATTTTCGGAGTATTCATATAATTTAAGGTTTGCATTATCAGGAAAACTACTCACACGGCGCTCGCAATAATACAACTGTTTCTTATCATCTTTAAATGTTTCTTCTGGGAATAATAGACCACGATTTTCTGTTCTTTCATATTGTTCTTCAATAACTGTTTTATTGGCGCCTTCATCCTTCCTACAAACAAATTCAATATCTGGGTGAGCCTTTTTTAATAATTCGTTTGTTTTTTTACAATCGTCTTTAATTATAAGTATATAATCTTCAACATTTTCCGGGAAGTCGAGAGTGGAAGAACCAACAGCGTCCGTCATATTATAATATACGCACACATTATTTCCTAAAATTCCGTCAACAAATTTTAAACCCTCCAAAACATCAATCCAACAACATAAATTCTAACGCACGCGCGTAAAAGTATCAATAAATTTGTTAAACATATATATATCTCATGAATTTAGGTAAATATTCGTATGCGCAAAGCCCGTTGATTGTAACAAACAAGTGTGACGATACGACCTATGAGTGCGGGAAGTTTTGTTCTATTGCCAGAAATCTCACCATTTGTTTGGGCGGCGACTGCCGCACGGATTGGGTCACGACGTATCCGTTTGGGCACATGCACAAAAAAGTGTTTAATACATTTATTGGTGAAAACCCCCCATTAACAAAAGGCAATGTGGTCATCGGCAACGACGTTTGGATTGGCGATAATGTCACCATTATGTCGGGTGTGCACATCGGCGACGGTGCGGTCCTCACGAATAATAGCCATGTGTGCAAAGACGTCGACCCGTATGCGATAGTGGGAGGCAACCCGGCCAAGCTGATTAAGAAGCGGTTTACCGAGGAGCAGATAGAGAAGCTCATGGAAATCAAATGGTGGAATTGGACAGATGAGGAGATTAATCAGGTCGCGCCGGCCTTGTGCAATCCGGATATAGACGGGTTCATTGATGCGGCGACTGCGTTTGCCAAGATAAAAGAGCTGAGAGCAGCCTCAAGCCAAATCTAACGCATCTGTTTACATTTTTTCAGCGTGTTCATGTATTTATTTTTGATTGCGACAAGGTCATTGGTATAATGTGTGCTCATTTTGTGCTTTCGCATTAATGAAGTGCGTGCATACCTGCGCACCATTTTATTTGTGATGAAGGTTAGTCCTAGCATTTCCATATGTTTATTTACGTATGTGTTTTTGCTAAATTTGATTTTGCCGACGGGGGTGCAGGTGTGAGAACCGGGGCCATAATTCATTTCAGTGATGTGTTCGCGCAAAAAGCACAAAGACTTACTTTCCATAGGGTTGTCTACATATTTGGTCAACTTTTGTAGGTCAATGTCGGTGAGGTCATCCGTGGTGCTTTGTCCTAGCACGTTTATGCCGACGATTTTCAATATGGTGGTGCCTTGTTTTGTCTCTTCTAACAATTGAGGTTCGGTGACGCATACGAATTCGTCCATGTCGGCCATGATAATCCATCCGGTCGCCACATTTTTCCAAATGGTGTTCCTTAATGATATTTGCAAGTATTCGTTCAAAATATTGTTGCTGGACCAAGAGACAACGGTGCATCCGAGAGAGGTTGCGATTTCTACTGAATTGTCGGTGGACTGGTTGTCGTAGACGGTGATTTTACAAGTAGGTAAATATTTCCGGTAATGATGGACAGTGTGCGGAATAAGAGCGCTTTCATTGTAACACAAGAGGAATACATGGATGTCCATTATTTAGTGGCGACATTATTATTTTGGCATTTTATCATATAATGCGCATTATGTTTGCATTGCGTTTGCACATCATAAATTTATAAATTACAATTATAAATTTATTATATTAAATAACGAAAATATTTTGCACTATGTATCACCATGCATGCTTTACTTTCTCGTCCTCCTGGACTTCCTCTTTAAAAGTTTTTTATGCGTTTTCCCATGCCTTCTTTTACGGGTGGTCTTTTTGTAAGATTTTCGATAAGATTTACGATAAGATTTACGTCTTTTTGTGCGCCGACCTCTACCGCCGCCAGGTTGGGAGTAAGGTCCCATGGTTGCTGGACGCTTTGGACTATATTCATCTTGGGAAGAAGTCACTCCACTGCAAGTATCAGTTCTAAAATATAAGTAACGTTTTAATAGTTCGTCGCCTTCAATCGCATTATTAACCGCGCTTTGCAAATCTGGCAAACTTAATTTTAGATTAGTAGCACTCATGCCGGTCAAATCCAAACCTAAATACGCATTTGAAACAATAATGCGCCGCCTTTCTGCAATTGCATTACGCAAAGTTTGGTCTGCACAATATTGGTCTTTTTCTTCATCAGTAAGCGCCGGTGGTTCGCTTTGTTCTGGATTGAGCATTGCGCTTCTTGTGGGGAACCGCGTTGCGTTTTCCTTCAGCTCAATAATATTTTGCGTTATTAATACCTTATTAAAGCGAGCTAGATTATTATCAATAGATGCGCCAGCGATAGGGCATGCACCAACACTTAAAAACGCGGATGGTTGGGGGTTTGCACCTTCAGTTGGAGTATATAATAACAGATTTTTATCGCGAAATGCCTGCAATGCAGATACAGCATCATCGCTAGTTTGATATAAAAAATTAATCGTGTCTGCAATTTCTTCAAACATTACATGCTTGTTATCAATGTACTGACATATTTTTGAATGAGCTGCTGCAAATGCTGCTCCTTGACATACATTAATTGCAATGCCCGATGCAATATCAAAATTTTCAACTGTAAAATAACCTAATAAGGAAGAAACCACCTTAACCGTATCCTCAGCTGCAGCGCTTGCGAGTCTAAAACATGTTTCCACACCGCGTACGACCTGTTGAGCAGCAGAACTTGCCAAAATAACACCGGTGTCTACAATAGAAGCGACAAAATATAATATGGCAATTATTATATCTCTCTTGGTAATGCCAAGTTGGTTCGCGGCAGCAACTGCGGCACCAAGCGCAACAACAACTTGTCCACTACGAACAAAATAATTATATACCATTTGAACTTGTTGAGGACCTACAATGTTTCTGTTGCGTTTAACGCCAATTCCTTGTTCATTTGAGAAAGCATTTTCAAGTTCGCGAATTAAATCATCCGCTGTCATGTGCGCATCAACAGCAAAAGCAGACATAAATATATATATATAGATAAAATAACTATATAAAAGTGTCATTAAAGATAAGGTATAAGTGTAGAATGTTAAAAAAGAAGGTAGTGGATGAGTTTAGCAGTCGTCAAGAATTTCTTTCGTTATTGCAGGTAAATCCGGGGTTAATCATCTTAAAACTGGGCGCGTCATGGTGTAGGCCTTGCAAGATGATCCAGCCGATATTAGATAAACATTACGCGAGTTCGCCGCCGGAGGTGATATGTTGCGACATCAATGTGGACGAGAGTGCGGACTTGTATGCGTTCCTAAAGGCGAAAAAAATGGTGAATGGAATACCGGTAGTGCTGTGTTATGTGAAAGGCAATCATACGTTTGTGCCTGATGATGGCGTAACAGGGGCGGATTTAAAAGAGCTGGACCTATTTTTCAAGAGGTGTGGCAAATACGTGAAGGAGCTAAGAGATAATAAAGAGAAAGGCGATAAAAGCGATAACACCGAAAAAAACAATAACATTGCAAATTAAACTAACATTTGTAAAATGCGCTAAAGGTTTTTAAACGAGGGGCAGCCTATCATCGCATTCATCCAATTCCTCGTCTTCGCCATCGCGGGACCCGCGTTTAAACTCATATACCGAGTTGTCATCATAATAGCTGTCATCTTTTTTGTGCCGTTCTTGTTTAGTGGAGAACAAATTAAAAAACGTGATATAAATGGATTTGAATGTGTCGGTTAAAATCTGATTAATAATTTGTACGCGGGTTCTCATGATATAAAGTAAAGATGTATAATTAATATGTGGACAAGTCTCTAAATGGTGTATAAATATTTATAAATTATTAATAATGCAAATAGCTTAAACCTATTTTCAATCAATACATGAATGGAGACGGAGCAATTTAAAAATGCGGGAGAACCTTGGACAAAAGAAGAAGAAGATAATTTAAATAAATTATACAATGAAGATATGCTTGACATTATGGAAATATCTAAAATACATTGTAGAGCGCCTAGTGGAATTTTAACTAGGTTAAAACAACTTGAATACATAACACATAGACCATTAGCACGAGGATATAACTTATATAAAAATAGTAATTTTTATAAACAATCAGTTTTAACAAATAAAGACAAATATAAAAAAGATTTAACAAACAAAATTTCCCGTGTGCAAACGGATAATGCAGTAAATATTGATAATAAAAATGAAATTAAAGACTTGCAAAATAATGTAAACGAAATCAAAACTGAAATTCAAGACTTGCAAAATAGTATAAAAGAAATGAATAATAAATTTAAAGATTTAGAGTTTGGCATAAAACAATTCATTGAAATGTTGACCACGCCCTCATACGAGGATGAAGACAATGACGAATACGAAGGTGAAGACGACGAAGACGGCTTATAAAAAATTGATTATAATATAAGGGTATTTTGACCTTTATATCATATAAAAATAAAGACAAATGAACGCACTGTATACAGTAGAAGATAAAGGCGAATACAAAGATATAAAATTTACGGAGGAGGGGCAATTAAAAATTAGAAACTTGTATGATTTAAAGCAGGACCCACACTATTCGGCAGGCAAACTGTTGGAAGAGTTGTTCCCTGAGATGAAAGAATGGGACATCCATGTGCAAAAAAACGCGATATATCAGATACAGGTCGTATTAGACCGCAACTATGCTGGTAATTAACGTGCATTAAGCCGGCTTCGTGAGACTACAGGTAAAAATATCTGTGCAGATGTATAGATACAGAATGAGTATAGACTTGGATATAAATAATTACAAGTATGAGGATTTATTAAGATTGTTCAAGTTGTCGTATGACTTTGATGTGGCAGACCTAAAAGAAGCGAAGAAGATAGTGTTGAAGATGCATCCGGACAAGTCGCATTTAGGGCCGGAGTATTTCCGGTTTTTTTCCAACGCGTACAAGACGTTAGTCAATGTGTATGAGTTCAAGAACAAGACGGCGAAGACGGATAAAGGGAACAATGATTACAAGAATGTAACAAACGATAAGGATGACCAAAATGGGCGCATATTGGGCAAGTTTTTAAAAGACAATAAGTATGATGACCCGAAGAAGTTCAACAAATGGTTTAACGAGCAGTTTGAGAAGTTGAACGGGGATAAGCTATCACAAGATAAGGAAGAAGGGGCTAAAAAGGGGTATGGAGACTGGTTGAGGTCATCGGAGGGTTTAGGAGATGACATAGTAGTGACCAAGGATGGAATGGGGGAGGAGTTTTCAAGAAGGAAGAAAGAGTTGAAAGGGTTGATAAGGTATGAGGGGGTGCAAGAGGTGTATGCGTCGGGTTTAGGCGGGTCGGTATTATGTGGAGGCGAAGAGGAGGAAGAATATGGGTCGGGTCTCTTTGACAGTTTATCGTATGTGGATGTGAAGAAGGCGCATACGGAGACGGTGTTGGCGGTGGATGAGGAGGATTACAACGCGGTGCCGAAGTTTAAAACGATAGGCGAATACCAGAGGCACCGAGATGGGCAGAAATTTAAAATAATGAAGGAGGAGGAGGCGTTAAAGATGTTGAATGAACAGGAGGGGAAGAAGGAAGAAATGGCGACGAGGCGGGCGTATTATTACGCGAAGGAGGTGGAAAAAAATAGAGAGAAGGAGGGGATGTTTTGGGCGGGGTTAAAACGGTTATTGTAGATATCAGGGCCAACTATACTTACTCGCTATCTAAGTCGCTATCGCTTTCAAATCCATCAATTCTCCAGGATTTGAATTTAGATAGATTGCAAGGATGAAACCGGTTTTTAACGAGAGCTTCTTTCAGGCCGGAATTATACATGCGACCTTTAATTGTTGAGTAGTTATAGGTGAATATAGCGGGATTTTTGGACAAGTATGTCCATGATATTTTGTCGGGGTTTTGCGCTAGCAAATGAATGGCGGATGGGTTGGAAGACAGATGGTCCCAATAAATGTTGTCCTGGTTTTGCTCAAGCAATTTGATGGCGTCACTATGTGTATTTTCGCATAGGGCGAACCAGTCAATTTTTTCGGGATGTTGCAGTAACAAACGCATTGCGTCGGGATGACTATTTTTGGATAGAAACCCCCAATCAACCCGCTCCATATTTTGAAGGAGCATTTCAACTGCCCAGTCGCTAACATTACCGGACAACCAGGACCAATCAATGCGTTCAGGATTTTGTTGAAGAAGGTTGCGCGCATTGGGGTTGATGGATAGAATGGTCCAATAAATATGATTGTGGGGTTCTTTTTCTAATAGATGCATGGCATTCGGGTTGCCGGACAGTAAAGACCAGTTGATGTCATCTAGTCGCGGTTCAATCAAGTGAATGGCGGCGGGGTTCATAGATAATAAGATGGGATTAATTTTGCTAAGGTTATGTTCAAGCAGCTCAATCGCGGCGGGATTGCGAGATAGCCATGCCCAATGTATTTTGTCGGGGTTCTCTTCTAGCAATTGAATTGCACCGGAGCAAGGGTTTATGCATAGCCAGTCCCAATCAATTCTATAAGGGTCAATCCAGGGTAATAATTGCATGGTCATGGTCGCAGATTGAATTTTGTTGTTATATTGTGTGAATTGTGCGAGTTGAGCGGCTTGAGTTAGTTTCGTTAGTTCTACGAATTGCATGAATATAATATTGAATAAAGGAAGAAACCCGAAGAGAAAATATTCAATTTTTAAAATTGCAATAACCAATAATAACCAATAATAACCAATAATAACCAATAATAATATTTAAAATTGATTTAATATTATTACGTTAAGGTGCATGTATAAGTAAATAACAATGGGCAAATACAATTGCGAGAAATGTGGCGCGGGCTTTAGCCGAAAAACTGATTACACGGCGCACACAAAACAATCCACGCAGTGCGTTAATACAAACGAAGTCTTAGTTGAACCCAGACATGACGCAAAGATTGTCATGACAGTCGCTGCAAACAATCCGAACTTAAAGCCAGTTTTAAAGTGGGTGGGTGGAAAAACGCAAATCATGGATAAGCTAATTATGGATTTCCCGGTAGAAATGAATAATTATCGCGAGCCGTTTTTAGGGGGAGGTAGCGTGTTGCTGGCGTTATTGTCTCATGTAAAAAGCGGGGTCATCAAATTGCATGGCTCAGCATATGCGTATGATGTGAACGAGCCGTTAATCTACCTTTACAAAAACATCCAAACGCGTCATAACGAGTTGTATGATTTGCTGCAAGGTATCATTGCAGAGTTTAATGAATGTGGCATTAACAGCAGCAGCGATACAGAGATAAATAGAAAGCCTGAAAATCTAGAAGAAGCCAAGAGGGCAAAAGAGAGTTACTATTATTGGATAAGGTCGGAATATAACAAGTTATGCGCAATAGACAAGCAGGCGATATTAGTGTCCGCGATGTTTCTATTTCTAAACAAGACGTGTTTTAGAGGGGTCTTCCGAATAGGTCCGAATGGGTTTAATGTGCCATACGGGCACTATAATAAGCCGGAGATTATAAATTGGGAGCATTTAGAAGAAATACATGAGTTAATACAGCCGGTGATATTTGAATGCGCTGATTTTAACGTGTCGCTGTCAAAGGTATTGTCAGACGATTTTGTGTATTTGGACCCCCCGTATGCGCCGGAAAAAGATACATCGTTTGTAGGCTATACCGAGAATGGGTTTAACATGTCGCAGCACATGGAATTATTTCATCATGTTCACGCGTTAACAGAGCAAAACACAAAAGTAATGATGAGTAATGCGGATGTGGCTTTAGTGCGCGAGAACTTTTGCGGGGTCATAACAAAAGAAAGATATAGTATAACATCAATATTATGCAAGCGGTCCATCAATTCTAAAAATCCGGATGCCAAGGCGAAAGAAGTGATAATAAAGAATTATTGACCTACGCTAAAGCCGGGCTAATCCATGTGTCAAGCGTGTCAAAATAATTGGCATCGTCGCCGAATAAAACAGATATGTTGTGTTCATTAAAGATTGTGCTGAGTATAGTGTATTTTTTTTCGTTGGATAAGAATTTCTTTTGCAAGAATTCGCTCACGCAAAATCCATACACGACTTCAAAGTCTGGACCAAGCACGAGTTCATATTCTCGCTTCAATGAAGGACCAGACCATAACTTGGTTTCCACGGACCCGGCGACATTCTGTTCTTTCTTTTCTAATATTTTGATTACTTTCCGGCCGTTATTGAATTCGATAATGTATGCTTCGTCGGGGCATCTAAATAGTTCAATATTGAATTTGTGTTTCATGAACATTTTTAGGCCATTTTGCAAGACAAAGGTGATGGTTTTATCTTCAAATGTCTTGGACAAATAATGGTCGTATGTTTTGGCTAATTTATTGGGTTTGTCGGGTTTGTTGGTAAGACTATGCTGAGCATATCCCAAATCTAGTAGTCTTTGTTGGTTATTGGTTTTATCTTCAAATTTCTTCCCATAATAATTCGTGTTTGCGCCGCCGGCGCCAGTCCCTTTATTGATGAGAACGGGAGGTTCAACGATAGTTATTGTCTCATTCGTTGTCGCGATGTCATCGATTGTTAAGCTTTCGTTCATTTTATATAATAGCGTAATATGTTTAACCCCTTATTGGTAGGCCATTTATTATTTCAATTTTATAAAATACATGAACCAACTTCTTTCATGTCATTCCTTTAAGCCGGTTAGCAATATATATTATTAAAGGATTTAAAGCCGCGACATTGTTCTTCCTTTTTACAAAACATTAAAGCTAAACAATGGGTAGAACTATTAGTAAAACTAGATTGCACAACATTAGGGACCCCTTATTATAACCCATCATTTGCGCAGGTGGCTCCGCCACAAAAAAAATATATTGAATATGTATATATGTTATCAACGAATACAGTGACTATACTCATTGGCGTATTGATTATATCCATTGTGCTATATGGAAGGCATGCAGACAAGAAGGACCGTGAAAACGCAAAACATCGCCATTGTAGCGCAATGCGGAAGTATTTATTGAACGAGACGGCTTTAGTAAAGACGAAAAAAACGATTTTATGGATCCATATCCCGTATGAATACAACTCGCGCAACTGGTCTAGTTTTGGCTCGCGAAGCAGTTTGGAGTTGAACCAGCCGTATTTATATTTGACGGTGAAGAGTATTATTAAGCATTGCGAGAAGGATTTCTTCATTTGCATTATTGACGACACGTCGTTTGCGCGGATAGTCCCTGATTGGTCGATTGATATGTCGCGCTTGTCGGACCCATTATTGACGAACATGCGCAACTATGCGATGGCAAAATTAGTGCATTTCTATGGAGGGATGACGGTGCCGCTGGACTTCTTGTGTTTCAAGAATTTGATTGAGCTCTATCAAAGAGGGACAAGAGGCGGGAAAGCGTTTGTGTGCGAGAATGTGAATGCAAATATTACACATAGCTCGTATGACTTTTACCCAGATATGCGCTTTATGGGTGCGCCGAAAGAGAATGACACAATTAAGTCTATGTTGGATTTTATGCAGAGACAGATGTCGGCGGACCATACGGACGAGGGGCGTTTTTTAGGAGAAATTAACCGATGGACCAACCATCAAATCAAGAAAGGCACTATGAGTTTGATTTGTGGGAAAGAGGTGGGTGTAAAAACGATGGACGATACGCAAGTGTTGGTGGATGATTTGTTCAGCGAGAACTACATTGATTTGTATACAGGTGCGTTTGGAATTTGGATACCGTCCTCTTCCATATTAAAGAGAACCAACTATGAATGGTTTGCGCGATTATCTGTCAAGCAGGTGTTGGAAAGCGAGGTGATACTTGGCAAATACATCTTGGTGGCAAGTGCGCCGAATGTAGGGAAAGAGAGCGTGTTGAGACAGGCGACAAGCGAAGAAGCTACGCTAGCTCCAGATTGGGTAGGGTTTTACAAGACGCCGCTAATATCGGATGGGGTGTATGGGCTAAATCCGTCTTTTTTGGGGGATGATGTGTTAAAGCAATAGCGACCAAAGCAATAGCGACCAAAGCAATAGCGACCAAAGCAATAGCGACCAAAGCAATAACACATCAGTGCATGTCAACGGCATGACAAAATAAATAAAAATAAAATATTTTACTAATGTATGGCGAGCAATAGTAAAATGTTTCCGTTAACTGTTGAGCGCCAACAGAAGCAAAAATTGAGCACTACAGTAGAACCAGAACCAGGGATGAAAGCATTTCTTCCTTTAAAGTTCATGAAGATTGCAAAACCCGCCAAGTTACCGTTAGTTGTGGACCTAAGGTCAAAATGCCCGCCCGTGTATGACCAGGGGAATTTGGGAAGCTGCACCGCGCAAGCCTGTGCGTGCACATTTTCATTATTAAACAAGAATGTGTTTACGCCGTCTAGGTTATTTATATATTACAATGAAAGATTAATAGATAATTGCGTGGATTATGATGTGGGTGCATATTTGCAAGATGGGATATACTCATTGGTGAAATTTGGCGTGTGCAATGAACAAATGTGGCCCCACATCATTAGCAAGTTTGCCGTGAAACCACCAGACGAATGCTATGCGGCAGCGTTAAACCATCAAGTATTGGCGGCGGTGAATGTGGTGCAAACCTTGGGCGCGATGCAGACGTGTTTAGCGGCGGGGGTGCCGTTTATAGTGGCGATTAATGTGTATAGTTCATTTTTAACGCGGGCCGTGTCAAGAACGGGAATGGTGCCGATGCCGAATTATGCAAAAGACCAATTTTTGGGAGGGCATGCCGTGGTGTGCGTGGGCTATGACCAGAGAAGGAAGATGTGGTTAATGCGTAATTCATGGGGAACAAGATGGGGAATTAAGGGATATTTTTATTTGCCGTATAATTATTTATTGGACCCAACGCTATCGTCGGACATATGGAATATTACGGATATAGAGAATGCGGGTAAGGTGTTAGTTGCGCCTACGCCTTCACAAACACCATTATTAATAGCAATGGAAAAGTGCAGACATTTGAGAAATATGCCTATTGTTAAGTAGAAGTATTATGTAAGCATTGCAAAACAATATAGGTAAAACAACTTAAACACAATGCGAATATTAGTATAATAAGCAGTAAAATGAGCAATTCTCAAAGCAAGCAAGTCGCAACATATGATGATTATGACTATGACTATGATAATGGCTTAACACACGATAAATTAGTGGCATATTTTGAGGAGTTTGAATATGCCACGAGTAATAGTGTGATGACTTGCTATGTGTTATATGACCATTGTGATAAGGAGTATTACATTTGCGGTAAGAGAGCGGCGACATGTGCGGTCGTGTATAGTGAGACCCATCCGGAATATGATGTGAATGAGTACAATGATTTCAAGTTTTTTTGCAAGTCGTCCAAAGATATGATAAGCATGTTGAAATTAATCATGAATGTATCGTGCAATGATGTGAACATGACAATGTATAATTATAAGGACATTTTTATTAATGATGATGGGGTAGACTTGGATTACATAGATTATAACACGTTGCAATACAGTAATGTTTCGCAGAAGGAGATTATTAGTTATGAGAATGCGAGATTTAATGAGGACATCGCGAAGACGATGTTGAGGATGTTGAAAAAGATGCGGTATTAAAGGAAGAAAAGTATAAAATAATGACTAATAAGTAATAAATAATGAAAAATAAATATATAATTCATTATTTATCAGGTTGCATGATGTAATAAATAATGTCATAATTGCTTTTGTCGTATTTGATTTGGGAGGTATATTTGAGTTGTTTGAATTTGCATATTTGTCGGATGATGGTGGTGAAGCTGTTGTAGGTGAGTTTGCGGTCCAAATAGGCGCGTTTGGAGATGTGATAATATTCGCGGCATTCTTCTAAAAAGGGGACAATGATATTAAAATACATGCCTTTTTTGTAGGAGTCGTGATTAAAGATGTAGCACTTATCATTTTTACTACAAATCGCTTCCAATAAATTAAATAATATTTCAGCCGGAAGTTCAAGCTTAAATATTTGACTAGTCATTATATTTAACACAGAAAATATATAATGCCATTTTAACGGGTAACAGATAACATTGCAAAAAATATAATGCATCAACCTCTACAACTTTGTTGGATAAGCAAACAATTAAAGGAAGAAAATTTAAATCCGCTAAATATATTGGATGAGGTTATTTACGAATAAGGCGAGTTCAATGGGTTCTTCATGTATGTTATGAAACACGGTGATATATTTGCAGATGATGGATATGATGGTATATTTTTCGTTTTCATCAAACATGTGTGTGGTTTTAACAAATAACGAGTAAGTGTCTAAAATATCCATTACAGAGTAACCCTTATCATATATCGTATAAAGTGTGCTGATTGCGCCATGCAGGTCGCGCGACTTGATGAGTTGAGTAAACTCTTCAAATAAAAAGAAGCTGATATTGGTGCAAACTTTCGTTGCGAGGTCAAGTGTGATGTCCGTGTTCAACAGTTTGAACTTTTCCATGTAGTTGATGAGAATTTTCGCGGTGTTATTGCATATATTGAGTGCGAATTGCTCGGCGTCAGGTTGGACCCGGATGTTTTCGCGCAGTTTGATTTTCTGCATGATTTTGGAGAGGTTCTCGCGCGTAAATGGTTTGATTTTGATGATGCTCAATCTGGATTGGATACTTTCAATAACTTTCTGGGTATTACTGCAGGACGAAATGAAGTGAACATTATTGCTATACTTGTCAATGCAGTTGCGGAATACTTGTTGGCTCTGTTCGTTAATGAGGTCCACGTCATCGAGAACGACGATTTTCTTTTTGTGTTTAATGCTGGAGCAGGTTTGGCAGAAGGTTTTCACTTCATTCCTGTAAAAGTTGATGCCCTGTTCTTTGAGGCTGTTAATATGCATGATGTTGTCGGCGTATGATTTGGGTTCAATGACTTTACTATTTCCATTAGACGTGGTCGCAATTCCAGTGTTATAATATTCTTTAATGAGCGCGTCAATGAGGGTGGTTTTGCCGGAGCCGATGTCGCCGACGAATAGAATGTTTAGATTGTTCATGTTAATGAGAGTGCGCAACAGTAGAATAATGTCTTGGTCAATTTCAAAGTCTAAGAACATGGTGGGTTTGAATTTATAAATGAATAGCGGTTCATCCAGTTTGACAGGGGTTTTTAAACTCATTTGGGAATATATTTAAAGAGGGAGTAACATTTAAATCCTTTACATAAAGTTGTTGATATAAATCAAAACATCTAAATATCAAAACACCTAAATATCAAAATAATATATTTAGTTCAAACAATGTAAAAACAATATTATAAAAATGCATATAGTATGTCAGGAGATATGGAGGACCATTATAAAACATTAGAATTAGACGAGAACGCATCCCAGAATGATATCAAGAAGGCATACAGGAAGCTATCGCTCTTGCACCATCCGGATAAAAACCCCGGGAAAGTAGATATTTCCGGCAAGTTCCAAAAGATTAGTTCTGCATATGAAGTGTTAGGCAATGAAGAAAGCCGCATGCAGTATGATGCCGAAAGGAAGAACCCATTTGCGCGAATGGCCGCAGGAGGGGGCGGAGGAATGCACGGCATGCAAGGGGTGGACGAGATGCTCGCGAACCTGTTTTTCGGCGGGATGGCACAAGGGTTCCCTGGAATGCCAGGCATGATGCACCATGGAATGGGTCACCCAGGCATGGGCAATCATCCATTTGGCAATTTCTTCCCTCCTGGTGCAAACATTAAAATATTTAGAAACGGCGCGCAGGTAAATATGCAGCAGGCGTTAGAGAAGCCTGCGCCGATTGTCAAGACGGTAGAGATTAATATGGAGCACGTGTTGAGCGGGGCAACGGTGCCGGTGGAGATAGAGCGGTGGTTAATAGATAACGGGAGCAAGGTGTTTGAGTGCGAGACGGTGTATGTGCCCATCCCCAAAGGGATAGATGATAACGAGATTATAGTGTTGAGGGATAAGGGCAATATATTGAGCGAGGAGTGCAAGGGGGATATAAAGATATTTATCAAAGTGGTGAACAATAGCGAGTTCAAGAGGCAGGGGCTAGATTTGATATTGGATAAGGATATTACATTGAAGGAGGCGTTGTGTGGATTTTCGTTTGAGCTAAAGCATATCAATGGGAAGACGTATACGATTAATAACAATATAGGGAATATCATCAAGCCGGAGTACAAGAAGACGATACCCAATATGGGGTTGGAGCGGGATAATCATAAGGGGAATGTGATTATTTGTTTTCACGTGATTTTTCCGGATGCGCTGGAGGTGACCGCGTTAGAAAAGTTGAAGGACTTGCTATGAACAGAAGGTTCTACTGTATAATCTGTTCAACAAATAATCCAAAGATAAATACCAAATAAGTATTTTAATTTATGAACCCATAAATTAAAATATAGTGTAGCCTCCTATGGGATTTGAACCCATGACCTTTCGCTTACAAAGCGAATGCACTAACCACTGTGCTAAAGAGGCGCTCACGCGACCAACCCCGGACTTGAACCGGGAACCTCGAGATTAGAAGTCTCGCGCTCTATCCAATTGAGCCAGTCGGCCACCAACCCATTCTTATCCCCAGTCTATACCCATTCTTATCCCCAGTCTATACCCATTCTTATCCCAAGCCTATCCCCATTCTTATCCCCCATATTATATAAATATAATGTCTTTAAGTCCTTTTATAAAGAATATAATATATTCTACTTTACCATTCACTTCGTTCATTCCAAAGTAGAGCAAAATAATATCTTCCTTTACACAAATTATTCATCCATCAACATTAGTGCCATCGCCGCATAATTATGTAAATCTATCAACGTGTCACGTATCCCCTCATCGTTCACTAAATTTACGCCATTTTTGGTAATAGACATGGACCGCTGTAGTTTGTCTTCAATGCGCATGAGAACGCCGATAACGCCATATTTTGCGAACGCATCGCCATAATCGGCGTTTTTCCTGGTAAATAATTCCAGTGCCTCTTTTTGAATGCATTTCATCTGTTCTACTCGGTTCATTTCTCCTTAATAAATAGTATAAACGGATGTGTTTATATTATTTTCGTTCTGTTATTATTATTTAATTGGTTCAAATCAAAAACAGATTAAGAGATTTTACGCGTGGGGATGTCCGCGGACACCAAATAGATTGAATTCTCGGTAATCACAATGTAGTCCGTGGTGCACTTGTAGAACTTGGAAATGGGACTGGTGTATTCGTCCTCGCTCTTAACAAGGAGCTTCTCGGCGTTTTCCTTAACTCCGATGAGGGCCTTTTTGTCCAAGGAGGCGGTCCAATAGTCAAGGAGGATAGGCTTATCTTCTACGATGGCCAATTTGCACGCGTGTTGTAAGGTGGTGTCATTGGGAAGACGATAATTTGCGGATGCGGAAGCAGAGGTAGTAGTGGGCGCGACAGTTTTTTGTTCAGCCATTTATACAGTTTTAAATTATTAATCTTTAAATACTAATTTGAATATATTAATATTTTGCTAAAAATTGCGAATATTTGCGTAAATTTGCGATTTTTAACAAAATGATAGGAATTGAAAAACAAATAATATGGTATAGTATATCTACAATTATGGTTATTCCTAAATTTGTGCAAAATAATAAACCCCGAATTGGAATTACGGTGCACCCAGAGGACGTAGACCCGGAACCGTCGCCTAAAGCGACCAAGCCATCGTTGCTTGCTCACCATAATTTGCTAAACGCGGCCAATTATAAGGAAGAAATCCAAAATGACAATCATTATATTTTAGATAAATGCATCCTGCTAATAACGGAGTATTTTATATATTTAGATGAAAAGGTGAATGTAAAAAATAAGCCCTACTTTAATTACATATTCATGCGAGGGCTAGACACGATTATGCACGTGTTTGAGGGGATGCTAATTCATACAAAAAATGTGGACCTGTCGGTGTATCATAGCCAAAAAGCGTTTTACTTTTATGTGGAGTTTATTGAGCAAATCATGGATACGCAAAATAGTTTCCTAAAATTAAGCTCGCGTGACGCGGCATTGTTCGTATATAAACGCACCCTGTTTGAAGTGTACGCCGAATACATTAAACCGGCATTAAACCCCGACGCGCTTGTTATAACAATGAAAAGCCTAAATGTTTACTTCAGCATATACAAAATGGTTGTCGCATATTTCATAAACAACCATGTATCCATGGACTATAAAACAGAGCAAATCGGTCATTTTACAAACAAGCTTACCAAATTAAGCAGCAAATTGAATTATTTAATAATGGATGCACAAACGTTGCAAAAATTATGCGACCATTTGGCAATGATTTCCTTAACCCCTCGCGCATTTAATCAAATCGATGATTATTTTGACAGAATTGATGCAGTGATAAAAAAGATAGCAAAGGGGCAATTAGTGGAATGGTAATAATTTATAATTATGCAATAAGGTCGCATGTCATATTGATGGTTTTCTTCCTTATTTTTTTATTCTTTATTTGATTTTTGGCGATGACGTCTTCATCTGGAATGACTTGTCCAATATGTGCGTACTCATTGTGCAGGAGTAGTTTAATATAAGAATAGAGTTCATTCAACGTATGCTCGTTACATCGCCCGACAATTAACACGCTACCGGTTCTAAAAATCATGAAGGAGACTTTAATAAGGCCGGAGTTATTATTCGTGGTGTTTACCACTTTTTGGTCAACCAGATTGATGCCTTGGGTTATGTCGTAGTAAAACTTGCACTGTATGCCGGGGTAGGAGCAAGGGTCATAGATGGCGTCAATATTGTATTTATTTTTCAGGATGTAGTATAACGCTTCGCGATTAATATAAAAGCCGCAGTTGAAGTTAGAGTTGATTAATATAGTATTGCTGCAGTTTTGGTAGCTTAATGGGATGCCAATGTGGGGTTGCATGATGGACAATATCATAGACATGACAGTTTCATGAATGTTGGCGGTTTGCATGCCGGGGAGTTCAATCTTGCCGGTGTTAAATATTTTCACGTGAAATTCGCGGAATGTGTCGATAATTTTGATGCGCAATATCATAACAAAGCAGTTATAGAATGCGCTTTTCTTTTTGGACCGGTAGCTCATGATGTCTTTTTTGGATATTCCGACACTGAGTTTGCGCACATCTTTGAATTTGATGCGTCCGTTGGGGTTGTTGATGCTTTTGATGATTTGCTCTTCATAGAAGCCTTCTTGTTTGAGCCGTTCTTGCATTAAATTTAATTCTTCCAAGTTAAATGAATTAAATTTGATTTGTTTCTTAATTACGCCGTCGGATGGGGTGGAATATGGCATGACTTTGATGTCCCAAAATAGTTTCTTAATGTCAATCGGGCAATTTAAAAACTCAATCTTGGATTTGGTCGAGATGTATAGGTCGCTTGGAATGGGAGGCGCACCGCGGTTGATGTTACTGCTGTAGGTTTCAATGAATGGCGCAGGTTTCTCTTTTTTGTGAGCGGGGGCGCACATACTGCTGAAATTCCGTGCTCCCCCATATATCCCCTCATTTTCTTCCTTTTTACTTTGTGTCATCTTAAAAATAGTTTGACTAACATCATCCATGTCGTCATAGTCATCATCTAAGTCGGACCCGCTATCGGTGTCGTTTTCGCCGTATTTATTAGATGGGGCGGACATAAACTGTGCCCATTCTTTGTCAATGTCGTTAAATGCCATTATTATACTGAAGTGTGTTTCTCTTTAATATCGTTTGATAAATCAATTAAAAATTAATCAATTTTTATTCTTACTTTGTTTCTTTTTCTTTTCTAGTAATATACCATAATGTCAAGCTGTGCCAGATTGTCAAGTAGCAATATTTTAAGAACCATTGCACCAGCCATTCCAAACAAGAGCGCACCCATTCGTATTCCTGCTGCATATGAGGGTGGATATAATGCCGAAAACAATGGAAACCCCGACGTATATCATAAAACTCAATATGAATTAAGGGAGAATACATTCGACCCATCCAAGTTTTCGCCGCCCGCGCAATTTTTGATTAAACTGCAAATGCGTATAGGGACTTATGCGAGCGCGTCTTTAGGAATAAATGACATTAACCGCAACAGCGAATAATGAATATAGTTGGATGTTTTGCAATCCTGGATGTGCATAATATTTTCCACAAAATTCAAAAAGTGTTGCGTGATTATGGTGGGTTTATTGCGAATAATATAATTTAAAAAGTCTTTAATTATATTCTTTTTATCAATGTTGTATTTAATGCTGATATTATTTAGATATTTTACAATATTGTCTACCTCAGTATGAGGCGCTGGAGTGGTTGCGAATTGATTATACAAGTCTTGCCAAACAGGGTCACTGATGACATTGAGTTCAATCTCTTTGATATTTTGGTTAGACTGGATAAAATTAATCATGCTACGGATATCGCTGTTGTATAGTCGTTGAATGAGCGTTAATGAGTTGACATTGAGGTCAAGTTTTTCAGCTTTTACGATATTTAGTAAAAATGTGTTAATTTCGTTTTCCGGGAGTTGATTGAACCGGAGGCGCAAGAATTCGTTTTGCAGTCCGTCGTCAATGCGACTGATGTAATTGCATATTAAACAAAAACGCACATTGCTGCTATAATTTTGAAGCAAATAGCGTAGAGCCTGTTGCGCGTTTTTGGTCATATAGTCTACCTCGTCCAAGATGACGAATTTCATACCTTCATTAAAGAGGGTTTTCGAGTTTACGAACTGGTTGATTTGGTTGCGTATAATATCAATGCCGCGCTCGTCGGATGCGTTTAAATGTATCATGAGACCTTTGTGCTGCTGGTTATAGCGAGCTTGGTAGGCGTTGACCAAATTAATAATGGTGGTGGTTTTGCCGGTGCCGGGAGGGCCGTAAAACAATAGATTGGGGAAGTAGCCGGTGTCGACGATGTTTGTTAGGATTTGTTTATTTAGCGGGTCAAGGACGATGTCGTCAAAGTTGGTTGGGCGATATGCTTCGGTCCAAGGGATGCTGCTCATATTGTTAATAAGATAACTAGGGCGCAATATTTAAGTCCTTAAGCCTGAATATAGTAATTATTTACAAAATGTATTTGCCCCAAGTCATGCCCTTTCTTCCATTAGAATAACAAATTCGGTTTAATTCAATAATTTTATTTTCTTGCAAATGTTCTGTCCAAGTTTGTGTAGGGCCTATACTATAACTTTTCTCCCATTCTTTTTTAAATATGACATCATCCAGAATGACAATTGTATCTTTGTGAGCGAGTTGCGCACAATTTTGCATATCTGCCTTCGCTATGTCATAATCGTGACCGCCATCGATAAATATAACATCAAATTTAGTGTTATTATTTTTATAATAATTAGGAACAGTTATTCTACTATCCCCTAGTATTAATGTGTGTTTATTTGGGTAAGTTTTATCTATAAACTCTTTTGCAGCTGTAACATAATTATGCTCACCTAAATCAAACGATGTTAATGTTAATGTCTTATTATTTTTTAAAAACACTTCTGCGGAATGGCCTGCGTTAAACCCAATTTCCATTACGTTTATATTCGGTTTATTTGTTAATTGTATCAAATCCTGAACTTGGTGCAAGCTTTGTTGAGTATACCCTTCAAAAGTATGAAATCCTTTGCTATTTAAATACGCTGTAATTGAATAGGTGTGGGCACTCCGCGGTAGACCCGTGGGTGGTTTACTTGGTTTTGTCACCTTTTGGGGCGCATTACGATATATGTTAATTAGGTTCCAAGAACGACGGGGTACGAATAAAGGTTTCGACGGCTTGGACCGACCACGCAGAAGCGACCGCATTATAATTGGCATAGTATATACTATATACTGATAATAATTGGGTTATACTTGGTAATACATTATATAAATGATTTAAACCAAACTCGTAATAACATATAATACATAATAAATAATAATGCCAAGAAAAGCCGCCGCGACCAAAATAACCGCTGCTGTACAACCCGTTGCGGACCCTGTTGCATTTAGTCCACCTCCCGCGGAAATAATGTTAGAGACAACAGATAACGCATCACCAAAAACTGAAACAAAGGCAACGAAAGAAAAGCAACCAAAAAAAACGAAAAAAACGGAAACAACGGAAACAACGGAAACAACGGACACCAAAGAAAAAGAGCCTAAACCAAGGGCAACCAAGACAACCAAAGCAAAGGGTCCGAAAGAACTGCCGCAAGTTGCCCCGGATAAAAGTGAAGACATTGCAATTAAAGATGCAATTGCCATAAATGATAAGGAGGTTCCTACAACTGTTGCAACTGTCGCAACTATGTCAAGTGATGACTTGGTCGAAAATGTTAAACCAAAAGGAAGAAAACCATCTAAAAAGACGCAAAAAAATAATGAACCAACGGAACCAGCCAGGGTTTTAGAACCGGTTTTAAAAGAAGTGCATAATGTTACAATGCAAGCATGCGAGCTAGATGGTTCAGAATGCGATAAAGAGGTGGATTTAACCGCGTGTCAAGAAGTTCTAGCAGTTCCATTAGACACAGATTTAGACACGAATAAACACATTGCGAAGAAAAGAGGAAGAAAACCTAAAGGGGGTAAAATTACGCAGCAATCTAGCGTATGTAATATTATTAAAACACCTAAACCCAACATTATTTTACATTTGAAATGTTTTATGAAAGATTTGCAGGAAAGTAATGTTTTAAGTGATAACCAGGTGGTGTCATTTAATTTTTCTACGAATAAGAATGATTTAAGTTTTGATACGATTAATTCAACGAACGAGGTTATCTCTTCCAACTATGCGAACAATGAGATTGCGGATACAGCCTTAAATATGAATGAAGAGGAAGAGGACGAGAATGAGGAGGAGAATGATACCATGGAGCCTGTTACGCTTTGTTCGGTCGTATCTTCAAAAAACGCGTCGTCATTTAAAAAGAATGAGCAGAAGGACCTTTGGAAAAAGTTGAAGCAACTGGCGCATAATTTGCATGTGAATAATATTAGCGACAAAAAATCTTGCTGCTTTTGGGATACATATGAGTTTGATAACCCGCCGGTGCATATCCCTAAACATTATATGAAGGACGCTTATCAGGTATACGGTTGTTTTTGCAGTCCAGAATGCGCAGTGGCATATTTAATGGCGGAGAACATTGATATTTCTGTAAAGTTTGAAAGGTATCATTTATTGAATTTCATTTATGGCAAAATTTATAATTATGACCGGAATGTAAAGCCTGCGCCGACGCCGCACTATTTGCTGAGCCGGTTTGATGGGAATATGAATATTCAAGAATACCGGTCTTTACTGAAAAAAGAGCGCCTATATTTGGTTGTAGACAAGCCATTGACGCGAATATTGCCCGAGCTGCATGAAGACAATGACGACTTCATTTTAAATAACAAGATTATTCCCTCCAACAATTTTCAAATCAATAAAAAAATACAAAAGAATAATCCAACCAAGAACATCATCAGCGAGCAGTTTGGTCTTGGTGCGATGTAATTTAAGCAGTCCAAGAATACAAAACAAATAATATTAATTGTGATAAATTAAAATTATTTTAATCCCATTATGCAGTCACTATTTTTGCGCGTTTGCGTTAAAATCGATGGGAACACTTCCTAAAGTCTTGCGGATTTCTTTATATATGGTTTGATTTAAGGAGCCAGTTGGAGCGGGTTGTTTTTCAGGGATGCGCATAAACTCGCGCAATACTTTGAACATATCATTATTATGCGCTTCTAATTTTGCAAGAGTTTCTTCGCGAGTATACGTGGTTTGACGCATAATTAGATTTACATTATCCTGGTCTTCCGTGTGATTTTTCATATTTGCGTTTGCATTTGCATCTTCTGTAATATTCATGTTTATATTATATTAGATAAATCAATTTTTAAATCATATTAAACGAATAGTGTTATATGATAATAATAACAAGAACAACCAAACATAATGTCTCCAATCCTGTATCAATCAACCACACCTAATCATTCCAATGTGCAGTCTAATATTCATGTAATTGTGGACGACATATCCATTGCATTAAAGAAACATTTGCAAAATTTATTTGGTGAGTTATTAACAAAATGCGACGAGTATGATGCAACCAATGAAATCATCTTGTCATTACCGATTGTTAAAAGAATGCTAAATGCGAGTTCAATGCATAAAAGTGCAACTGCAACTGCAGCAACTAGTATGGATACGAGTATGGATATGGATATAGATAAAGATGATTGTGTTTTTATTAAGAAAGAGAAATTAGACCCGAATGACCAGACCTGCACATTTAATTACGATAGCTTGATTGGGTTTGTGCCTCCAAAGATTGAAGAGGATGAAGAGGATGAAGAGGATGAAGAGGATGAAGACGAACCATGTGAAACAGAGAGCGCGCAGTTAAAGGAAGATAACATTGAACCACTTAATGTAGCCTTGTTAGAGCCATCGCATGTTGAGGTTGAGGAAGAGGAGGCGGACACGTGTGATTGCGACAAATGTTTTGAGAAAATCACATTCTCAACCGATAGTTATTATGTGTTAACAAAAGATGAAGAGGAGGTTTGTTGGTGCCAAAGCTGTTTTGAAGTCGGCTGGAAACAAATGTATAAAGATGGGTGGGAATGTGATGCCTATGACCATTTGCAAAAGGACGACCCAGAGCTTGCAGAGCCGGTTTCACAAACGCATAATGCAGAAATAAATATTTCACTAAATATTGAAGAGGTTGAGGATGAGACTGAAGAGGATTTAGAGGATGAAGATGCCGTTGAGGATGAAGAGGAGGATTTAGAGCAACATGATGTAGAAGAAGAGGGCGCAGTTGATGAGGCGGCTGAAGAGGATGCTGTAGAAGAGGACGCAGTTGAAGACGCAGATGAGGAAGTTTTAGAGCAAGATGAGGCGGTTGAAGAGGACGCAGTAGAAGAAGACGCAGTAGAAGAGGACGCAGTAGAAGAGGAGGAGGCAGTGACAGAAGATGATGAAGCAGAGGAGGAGGAGGACGCAGTAGAAGAGGAGGAGGCAGTGACAGAAGATGATGAAGCAGAGGAGGAGGAGGAGGCAGTGACAGAAGATGATGAAGCAGAAGAAGAGGATGAGGATGAGGAGGATGAGGAGGTGTTTGAGGTGGAGATTATGGGTAAGAATTATTATACAAATAATATTTCAACGGGCGACATTTATGAGATTGATAGCGCGGGTGACCCGGGAGACCAGGTGGGTCGCTATGTGCATGGTATCGCGACATTTACTAGATAATTGCATTTGAACAAGGGTTGAATAAAGAATGAATAATAATAATTTAATAATTTATTATTATTTAGAATGTAAATGATGGCGTAAAAAGGCATAAAAACAAAACAAAACAATATAATATAACAAATGTCGACCTGTATGACTGCATTGCAGTATTGCATGGATATATTGAATGCGGCAATGTATTATTTAGGTTATAAAGCGATATATGTGTTTAGTGTTTGCCAGATATTTTATGAAAAGATGAGTGCGCTTGCAAAAAGCCCACGGTTAGACTACATTAGAAATAAATGGGGGTGTTTAAATATATCCGCATCATGCAATCAAGCGGAAGACCGCCCCAAATATTTCATAGAATGTTTTGACAAAAGGTCTAATCCAATGAATAAAACAGTAATGCATTATGACACGACTAATTATGCGCAGGTGAAATGCCTGATTGAAGAATGCAACGACCGGTTATTAATAAATGATGCATCATATATTATATATAACGCACCTACAAACAATGGGTTATATGATAAGATGATTATAAGTGATAACACGTTTGCAAATGTCAAATGGTCTGACAATAAAATTATTTACAAGTGTGTCACATATGATTTTATGTCAGTGCAACTAAAGTTCATAAATGACCCGGAGGATGTCGTGTATAACGTGGCATTAAAAACAGATGTCTATAATTTTTATATAGAGGGTAATGTGATAAACCGCGACTTTATACTGTATTATAGCCATGAGATATTAAACATCGGAGAAAAATTGCAAGTGTTAATGAATAACGGTAATAACGCGATGTCATATAAAGTCACAATAGTGGATGCAGACGTGAATGTGTTAAATATAACAGATGAACAAAGCATTATTTTAGGAGAACATAAATACACGTGCGTGTAAGAAATTTATATGTATGATATATTTTTTATACACCCTTGAATAATTAAATATATAAAAAAACCAATATAAAAAAATTGAACATAATATATTATAGATGGAGACCGAATATAATACTCTAGCAACACAAATGAACTCGCAACCAATAGAAACACTGAATGAGGAGAGTATGGCTATACCAAGTTTCCACGCGCTGCATAATAAATGGACCCTATGGGCTCATTTACCGCATGATACAGATTGGACGTCCAAAAGCTACAAACAAATTTATACGGTTAGTTCAGTGGAAGAAACCATCGCAATTACGGAAACTTTACCCAAAGAGCTCGTGCAGAATTGCATGCTCTTCTTAATGAGAGAAGGCATCATGCCGATGTGGGAGGACAAACAGAACCGCACGGGGGGATGCTTTTCGTATAAAGTATTAAATAAAAACGTAGTTGATGTTTGGAGAGATATGTCCTATGTATTAACTGGAGGGTCCATCAGCAAAACGCCTGCGTTCGTGTCAAATGTCACGGGCATTACTATTTCGCCGAAGAAAAACTTTTGCATTATTAAAATCTGGATGGGCACATGCGCGAACCAAAACCCCGCAATTGTTACCAATGAGGTGAAATGCATCGTGCCTCAGGGTTGCATATTCAAGAAGCACAGCCCGGAGTTTTAATGGAGCTAATATTATATTTAGCATTTCGCATTTCGCATTTCGCATTTCGCATTTCGCATTTCGCATTTCGCATTATTATATTTAATATTATATTGTTATATTATATATAATGGATTTTTTCTCAGATTGCACCCCTGCTAAATTGTATGCGATTTTGGCAATTTTTTCTATAGTTGGAACGATTTTTAGCGGCATTCCAATGTTTCAAATACTGGGCTCAATAATCGGCAGTGCTATATGGGTATGGTTATTAACTTTTTTGTGCAGTAAGGGATTTACCTGGTTATCGTGGTTTCTAGTGATGTTTCCATTTATAATTTTATTTGGCGCATTAATTGCGGTCATTTTTATGGTTAGCAACCCAAAGCCTCCGCAAAAGACAAACGCACAAACAGAAGAGAAAACACAGAATTAAAATGTTTAATTCAACCATATTAAAGATATAAACGCACACCATATATCGTGTCAGACAAATACATAAACTAGTAACTCCGCAATAAATGCAACAATTCATTAAAACAATTGTATCAAAAGAAGAATATGTCGCGGCCTTTGCCACATGGGAATATACGCGTTGGTTAGTCGTGTCTTCATGTTTTTTTATGGTACCGTCGGCATATGCCTATTATAACCAGTTATATTTTAATTCGTATGTGTTATTACTTACGTCGCTAATATCTGCGAATTATTGGAGAAAGGCGACATATTCATGGCGAAGAACCGCGGACCTGATTTTTGCGAAGGTGTCGTTTTGTATTTTTTGGGTCCATTGGATTACGCATGTAAGAGAATTTAATATGCATCTAGTCGGTTTTTTTTGTGTGGGCTGCATGGCTGGGACTTATGAGTGGTCAGTTGGGCTACGCAAGCAAAACAGCCCGCACTGGTATAAATATCACGTGGGATATCACTTGTCTACCATGGTGTCGCAACTAATAGTGTTGAACACAATGCTCAGAACAAAAAGTAGAGAATGATGTTGCATAAAGGAAGAAATAGAGTTTAAAAAATATATTGCAATAAATAATATATATATTGCAATAACAAATATAAATAGAAAATAGGATATAATAAATATATAATATACATGAGGTATCCAGTAGTTCTATTGTTTCGCTACGACAAGTATTCTCATAATGACGCATTTATAAATGCAAACGAGGAAAACATAATGGGCACAGTTCACATAACAAATAAGGTGGCGGATTTAAACAAGTTGTTCAACTGCAATTATCATTTGTTGATTACTTTAGGTGGGCAATGTCGTGAATATTGCGACGATGTGTTTTCAGTCATTGCGTCAAGAATGAAGTTTCGTTGGATCCATTACACGACGTTGCCTAGTTTGAGCGCCATTAATCATTCATTCAGCTATTGTCTAGTGAACAATGCGATAGAGGACCGCATTAAAACGCGCCCGGTATATTCCATTTTCACAACGTGTTACAAATCTTATGACAAAATATTGCGCGCATACGGGAGCCTAAAAGTGCAAACGATGAAAGATTGGGAATGGGTGATTGTGGATGATTCGCCGGAGGATGACCATTTTTTGTTTTTGAGGAAGACATTTGCGACAGATTGTCGTGTAAGATTGTATAGAAGAGACGGAAATAGTGGCAGCATTGGGGATGTAAAAAATGAGGCGGTTTCTTTATGTAGGGGTAAATATGCGTTGGAGTTAGACCACGATGACGAGATATTGCCAAGTGTGTTAGAAAAAACGTCGAATATATTTGAGAAGGATAGTGAGGTAGGGTTCATTTATATGGATTTTACTAACATATATGAGAATGGGAATAATTTTTGTTATGGGAATGGAGTGTTGTGTCATGGTTATGCGAGTTATTATTGCCAAAAATATAATGGACGATGGATTTATGTCTACATTACGCCAAATGTGAATAATATTACGCTGACCCATCTAACATGTTGTCCAAATCATCCGCGCATTTGGAGGCGCACGACATTATTAGAGTTGGGAAATTACTCGGAGATGTTGCCGATATGCGATGATTACGATATTTTATTAAGAACCGCGATTGGCACTAAAATGGTAAAAATTCACGAGCTAGGTTATGTGCAATATATGAATGAGGGTAATAATAATTTTTCGTTAATTCGCAACTCGGAGATTAATAGAATTGGGCCTTATTTTATTTCGCCACAGTTTTACGAGATGTACAATGTGAATAAAGTGATGAAGGAGAAGGGTGCCTTTGAGGAGAGGGAATATCCTAGGGTATATAGTAAAATATGGGAGAAGCCTTCGGATTTTGAGCATAAATATTGCAATCAAATAGTAAATGTGAAATATACATCCCAATATTGCATTCTTACCGTGGATGCGTTGTATCATCATATAGATTACATACGCGAGCTGTATAAAGATGGAAACAATGATTTTATATTATTGGACAATGTAGTGAAAAATGAAAAATTATGGGAAATATTGGATAATAATGGGTTGGATAGGTTTAAGTCGTATAGTTTGCCCAATAACACAAGAGAGGTTATGCTTAATTATTTCAAATTAATGTACAAATCGTGCGAACAAACGTATATTTTAGAAATGGAGAAGACACAGGAGAACGAATTCAGAATATAGAGAGAATAAAGAAGGCAGAATAAAGAATGAAGAATGCAGAATAAATATATAAATTTAAAAAGAAGTTAAATAAAATCCATTAATATAAAACAATAATGGATTTTATTACTGTGGAAGAAATCCAGACTGGCACAAAGGCAGGCCAAACTATATGTTTAAATATGATTGTTAAAAATGAGTCGCACATCATTGGTAAAACATTGAATAATCTTGTGTCTCATTTTAATTTTAGTTATTGGGTAATATCGGACACTGGTTCAACTGACAATACAGTAGAAATCATTGAAACCTTCTTTAAAACCAAAAATATCCCGGGTAAAATTCATCATGACGAGTGGAATAATTTTGGGTATAACAGGACGCTCGCATTAAACCATGCATATAAAAAGAGTGATTATGTCCTGGTATTTGATGCAGATGATGAAATCGAGGGGAAGCTTTTGCTGCCAGAGAAATTAACACACGACGCATATTCGCTTACCTTTGGGTCATTGAATGGCTTCAGTTATCATCGTCCGCTGTTAATAAATAATCATAAAAAATGGCAATATATTGGAGTATTGCATGAATATTTGGATGGCATTGGTCAGCAAGTGGACAATTGCGTGATACAAGGTGGTTACAGTGTGGTATCTGGTAGGTCCGGAAGTAGAAATAATGACCCGCAAAAATATTTAAAAGACGCAGCGGTCTTGGAGAAGGCATATAATGAGATTATTTCAACAGAGGATAAGAATGCGTTAGGTGATAGGTATGCGTTTTATTGCGCAAACAGTTTTTTTGACTATGGCGATTATGAAAGCGCGGCCAAATGGTATAAAATCACATTAACACGTAATGGTTGGGACCAAGAAAAATATATGTGCTGTTATAAATTGTACAAGTGTTATAAAAATTTAAAACAGATAGACACTGCACAGTTTTATTTGGTGAAATCATTTTATTATGATAAGGATAGGACAGAGTGTGTGTATAAGCTTATCCGGTATTATTGCAACGAGAAACAGTATGAAATTGCATATGCATATTATTCGGTGATTAAAAAATATTATGAGGCGGATTTTTTAGAGGACACATTTGTAAGCAAGTTATTTGTAGATAATCGCGTATGCAATTTCTATTTGCCCTATTATATGATTATTGTGAGCGAAAAGGTGAAACAATTTGAGACCATGGTTAAAATGTACCAAATCATATTTTTAAAACGAACCGCGCAAATAGAGCCTCAATACATCTCAAATTTATTGTATAATTTTCAGTTTGTCATTCCTATGTTGAATGACATTGTAAAATCTGTTCCCGATTTTGTGCAGCATATCTTTGAATTATTAAATAATTACATTGGGTTTGCCATAGAAAGCAAGTATGATGTGGTCAATTATGATTTTTGGGGCAAATATGAGCAACTGCAAATACCCATTATCATGCAAATTTTAAAGATGCAGCAAGATAAAAAAGGCATTAAACCGCAAGCGCAACAATCCGTGCAACATTTTGCAATCAACCCTCACAAGTTTGATGTAAATTGCAAAACAGTGTTAATTTTTGCGGGGTTTGGTAACATTAACTGGAACTATACATATGGGCTAAATAACGCGCTAGGTGGGTCTGAGCGAGCGGTGAATTATCTTGCGGCGGCATTTCCAAAAGACTATAAAATAATTATTTCAGGGAATGTAGAGGAAGAAACAATCGACAATATTCAGTATGTGAATTTATCTAAATTGGGGTCGCTCATATCGCAAACCTTATTTCATACGATTATTGTGTCCAGATATGTCAGCTTTTATGAGATATTCCCCAATGCAAAAGCATTACAAACTTTTGTATGGGTTCACGACACTGCATTATCTCCATACGGTTGCAATTTAAGCGATGCGCATATTTTGGAAAAACATGGTAACCGCATTGATGGCGTCGTTTGTTTAACGGAGTGGCATAAAACTCATATAGGGAATAGATACCCTTCTTTGAAACCGAAGATACACATCATTAATAATGGCATAGTGTTGTCTATGTTTAAAGAGCCGTCTAATATCAAAAAAGTTAAAAACCGTTTTGTATACACTTCATGTTCAGAAAGAGGGTTAGAACGGTTGTTGCAACTTTGGCCGGAGATACTTAAAAACATTCCTACCGCAGAATTGAAAATATCTTCCTATAATAATTTCCCCGGCAATAGCGATGATGAGAGAATGCTTAAAATTATAAAACAGCACTCTTCTAGTATCCAGCATTGTGGAAAATTAAGCCAACCCGAATTATATAACTTGATGGAATGCGCGGAGTATTGGTTGTATCCAAGCAACTGGCCAGAAACGTCATGCATTACTGCAATTGAGATGATGCGTTCAGGTGTGTTATGTTTATATTATCCTGGAGCCGGTCTAACTAACACCATGAATGGAAATGGCGTTCAAATTAATCCAAATGAAGAAATTCGCGCACTAATGTCGCTGCACAATTGTCCTCAAGAAATTAAAGATGCGATGATTACGCAAGGCATTGAATATGCAAACGCATCTTCATGGAATGGTCGTGCGATAGTATGGGACAACATGTTACAAACCAATGTTCAAGAAAAAATGAAACGCCGAAAATACATTAAAATAATAAATCTTCCCCACCGGTTAGATAGAAAAAAACAAATGACAGAATACTTGAACGCGTCGTGTGTTGAAAATTATGATTTTATCAAAGCCGTGTATGGTAAAGATTTGGTTCCCACAATGAAAATTAAAGAGTTGTTTTTAGGGAATGATTTTAAATATAGAAAAGCGGTGATTGGATGTGCATTCAGCCACATTAACTTATGGGAAGAACTTCTTGCGGATTGCATGAATGATTATTATGTGATTTTAGAAGATGACGTTACCTTGTGCGATGATTTTAAAAATAAGTTGGAGTATGTCATTGAGTTATATAAAAATAAAAAGGTAGATTATTTATTGATTGGAAGCCAATTACTCAAAGATGAGAAGTTTGCAAAGGAAGAATTGGACATTAACATATTAAAGCACAGCATAAGCGCATACGGCGCGTTTGGTTATATTATTAACAAAAACGCATGTAACAAAATTTTAAAATACATTAATGTTCATCATGTTACGCGCGCGATTGATTGGGTTGGTATATATATTAATGCAGGGGTTGTAATGTGGACTGTAAACAAGTGTTTGGTAGACACCCCTTCATTCCAACTGAACAATAATCAAGACACAGATATTCAAACGTCTCATGATGCGTTTGATTTTACCGAGCTTGAACGTGCGGCAGATAATCAAGCAAATGCAACAAATGCAACAAACGCAATTAAAGTTGCATATACAGACTGGTGGGTCAGTGAATATTGTGGAGGCAACTTTGACAAAAGTAATAATTTCTTGATAAATATCATTCGGAAAAATGCGGCGCTAGTTTCCAAAAGTGTTATTGTGGTAGAGCATAATGAAGAACCGAATATTCTATTTTATAGTTTGTTTGGAAACACACATGTGCAATACATTAATAACCCTAATATGAGCTGCATATTTTATTCAGGAGAGCCGCATTCTCTGCGACCGGAAGCTGCACATAATTTTACATTTGATAAAACCTCTATAAAAACCAATAATACTAGATTGCCATTGTGGTTATTGTATGACAATCAACACTTAATTCAGTTAAGCAATGACCGTAAAAAGGGTATTTTTGAGAAAGTAGATAAAAAAGAGCGTTTTTGTTCTTGCATTGTCAGCAATAATGGCAATGAGACTAGGCGCACCATTATAGAAGCCCTAAGTGCATATAAACGGGTGGATTGCGGCGGGAATTTTTTAAACAACCTTGGGTATGTCGTGCCCAGAGGCGTGAATTGTTCTGGGAAGCTTGAGCATAACAAGCATTACAAATTTGTGCTCGCCATGGAGAACAAGGATTACCCTGGTTACTGCACTGAAAAATTGGCCGATGCATATAAGTCTGGGTCTTTGCCTATTTATTGGGGGAATAAAGACGTTATTACGGATTTTAACCCGAAAACATTTATTAACGCGAATGATTTCGGCAGCATTCATGAGTTGGTGCAACACATTGCGAAAGTTGACAATGACACTGAACTATATGAAAGCTATTTTAAAGAGCAGATTATTACGGACCATTGGTTAGATATTTTGAACAATGCCCATGGGTTAGGGGACGCATTTTATAGAGGGTGTTTTGATAACATGCTTTGCATTAATGATGCGTCATTGTCTGTTTCTAAAAAAATGTCTCGATATATAACAATTACAAACAAAGAAGAGGTGTTTGACAATTTAAAAAATAAAAAGGTGGTTATTTGTGGGGACAATGGGTTTGTTAAAAATGTGCTTAGTGACTTTATTAATAGTGTGAAAATGCGAATAAATATTGTGTATTGCGCAAATGTAAAAGAAGTAATTATTGAAAAACCAGATGTAATCTTATTTTGTGCGGTTATTGCGAATGATGTTATTGCATATTGTAACCAACACGCCGTTGAAATTAGTTATATGAATTTTGAAAAGTTGTCCGTGCCAAATAATTTAAATAATATTTTAAACCGCGTGAAAACAAATAAACCAGTCCATGTGTATGATTATAGCAAATCAAATATTAATTTATGGAAAAAACACGAGGTGCATAATGTAGGTTGGTTCCCAATGTTGCATAATAAATATGATACATATAAGTTGCAGCAAATGCGTAAACATAATGGTGCCCCTCAATATGACTTTGGCATCATTGCATACAATAATGATATTAATTGTTCTAGTCGGCGAAAACAAGTGGTAACTCATTTACGTAATATTGGTCACAGCGTGAATGTTGTGTGCGGTTGGGGGGATGCACGCGACAATGAGTTGGCAAAATGTGAGGTGATTTTAAATATACATCATGCAGAAACCTATAAAATATTTGAACATTTAAGGTGTGACCGTTTGTTGTATGCTGGCTTTAAAGTGGTTAGCGAGGAGTGCGAGGATTTGTGCGCGGACTTTTTGACCACATTTAATAATTTGAAAATAGTAAGTTATAACACATTGTTGAGCTTAACTAAAAAATGTGATTGGAATGATTTGTAATTTATTTGTGGGGTTAACATTTAATGCCGCATGATGCGTTAATTCAAAAATCCAGGTCGTTGGGACTTTTCTACGATTAGCGGGTCTGGAATGTAGGTGGGTGTCTTTTTGAAAAAGTCGACGGTATTATTTTGCACCAGGTCTGGGGTGAAATGTTTCATTGGATTAACGAGATTGGTAGTGCCGATTCCAAATAAGAAAGACTCCACATCTGCCGGATTATGAGATAATTTGTTCCAAGCAACCGCGCCTTGGAGAACGCCGTTGCCGGCAAGGTTTGTATTCACGGCTTCGCCACTGGAGCCATTTTTATATAAATTGTATGTTTCAAAGTTTTTGTAACGTGCTTCTTCTAAACTATAATTGATGGAAGTGTTTTTATTTCGCGTGGATGCCATATTATATTTTTACAACATAAAAATATTATACTCAATAACCAATAACCAATAACCAATAACAACCAACCACCAATAATTTAAGCCAATTCATACAAACGTTTATACGCCTGAATTAGCTCTTGTTGAGCGATTTCGCCTAGTTGTTTGCATGTATGCAACTGTTTGATACAGGCTTGCGTTAAATATAGAAAATGATATGAAAATAGTTGCATAAAACACATTTCTAAATCTGGTTCCTTCATATGCGCGCTTACTAAATCAAGTATGGCTTTAAATCGCGGGTCTTTAGAGCAAGTTGCGCACAACTCTTTCACATATAAATTAATGATATCATCATCAAATTCATCTAAATGAAAACATTTTAAAAATTCAAACCGATAAATCTCTTCGCACAAAAATGCAACATCATCTATGTCTACATCGGCGTCAGCGTTATTTGAATACTTTTTTTCAGTTTCTTTATAAGTGCATTCAAAGGTATAATTATATGGAGGTAAATTTGACATAAATATAATTAATATCATATATAGTGTTTAAGTGGTTACAATTAGTAATTAGTAATTAGTAATTAGTAATATATATTTTTGAAACATTTATTCGCGTATTTTTTTCCATATTCGGTTATGACCCACTGCATATGCGTGTAGAAATCTATCGTCTTTATCCAATACTGTTTGAATTGCTCTAGCTACATCTGCATGTCCTAAAAATTGTCCATACGCGCCTTTCAATAATGAAGATGCATCATCCAATACTAAATACCCGCCAACTTTAAGCATGGGAGAATAATTTATAATATCTAAACGCACAATCTCATAGTCATGGCATCCATCAATAAAAATGATGTCGTAGTCTGCTTGCTCACGAACTTCTGCGATAATGTGACCATGTTGCGATAAGCCATTAATAATTGTGGTGTTTTCAAATGTTAAATCTAACGCAGAAAATGATTTATGGATGCAACTTAAAAAATCCGCTTTTTCATAATTTGAATATTTATCTCCAAAATTCTCAAGAGGCGTTACTCCATATATTTTTGCAGATTTATTGAATACATTGCTTAATAATTGTATTACCGACAATACTCTTCCTTTATACACTCCAATCTCTAAAAAGTTAAAATGGTCTGGCATGCTTTTTACAAGCAACAGCCAATTCCAGTAAAAGGCCAACTCACCAAATCCATCGGTTTTATCATAGTGGTTGCTTAATAATCCATTATTATAAACGGTGGCATTATTTTTGAAACAATCATAAATAATTTTATGCTTTGCGTCATGCTCAATTGTATATAATTCAATTACCTCATCTAATGTATTCATTATAATAAAATATAATCATTAAAAAAATATATTTTATACGAATAAGTGCATTGACTTATTTACAAATTTACAAATTTACAAAATTACATATACTTTGTATTATTCTTCGCATTTTCAAAATCCCTGTCTCGCGCGAGCTCTCTAGATGGTAGACCGCCTCTAATCCATCCCGCCGCAGCATTTGTCTCCATATATTTGGTGGAGTCGTCCAAATTTTGTTTCATCTCCGGGATTAATGGCGTGGTTCTATACTTCATGACACTTTTCTCCGCTAAGTTGGTGACCGTGCGCTTGTTTGTGCCCATCTCCCCCTGCATCATTTGCGACTCCATTACGGGGTCTACGGCACCTCTTCCTAAATAAGGCACCGTTGCAAAAGGTCGCTGAAATAAATCAATGCGGCTTTTGGGGTTTGTCTGAATACTGCCAATCAATAAATTAGAGCTGTCGTCCACGTTGCAACCGCCCACGCCAATATTGTGGCTCCCCTTGTAATTTACACAAGGCTGCGTTGTTGCTAAAGCAATTGGCTTCTGCATCGTGCAATCATTTGCAAAAAAACTTTGGAGCATGTAATTACATTGTTGTGTGTCCTGGATTGTTCGTTGGTCTAGATTAGCCCCATCATTGCCAATTCTTGCCATATTATCAAATGTAAAGGAAGAAACATATGCCATTATATTATATATAATACAATAAAATTATATATTGTATTATTTTGTCGCTATTCTCGTTGCCCTTCTTATAGTTATTCTTCTTAACCTTACATCAACACATGTCTATAACTGTCTTGCACCCTTGCTAATGCCCCACCTTCGTTACTTTCTTTGCTAGATATCATCCCTCCATATAAATATTCTGCGAACGCGCCTTGGTCGCTTGTAACCTTTGTATTGGCCGTTGAAAAGAATGGTCTCATCGCGGAATTCTCAAAATCATAATTGTGCCACAAATCGCCAAATAATTGCTTATTTGTGTTCTTAATTCCCGGATTTAAATGCTGGATGGTTTTTTTTGCGGATGCGTTAATGTCTTCATATACATCTGGGTTAAAACTCGGAGGCGCGGGTTTTCTATTTGGGTTGTCCGTGATTTCATTCAATAATACATTGCTAAGCGGGTTGCGTTTGTTTGTTTCATAATAATTCTTTTTTAGCACGGTTTCAAGAGTGACCGGATTTGTAGTAGTTTGTTTGTCTTTTATTATTTGATTAACGCTAAAGCCTTCATCTAAAGATTGGATGATTTTCTGTTTTCTAATTTTATAAAGGAAGACAATCATGACTAGTGAAATAAACCCTACCAACAACACATTGGTTCTGGATGTCATCAAAAAAGATATTAATGATAGCACGATAATGCCACGTGTAAGTGCGTTCATTTTACTCTCAAATGACATTGCAGATGTGGGGAAAACCTCAAATATATAATCCTTACCAAATAGTATTGTAGGCTCGTTAGACCAAAATGGCGTTGTCATTATAATATATATACAAAATTATTATTCTACATTCTATTGGCATTATTGGCATTATTGGCATTATTGGCAATCCATTATTTCTTCCTTTTATCCTTCTTTTTCTCTTTAATAACAGGTGGTTCTTTAATCTCTTGTGATGCGGTTACTTGTGATGCGGTTACTTGTGATGCGGGCACTTGTGTTGAGGTAGGCGGTGGTTTTGCACCTCTTGGCGTTCTCTCCGCCTTATCACCTTTGCTAAATATAGTGAACAATTGCTCATCGGTTAATCCAGGCGCGCTTGCTGGTTTCGGGACATTCTGCGGTTGGACTGGTGTTGTCGCAGCAGTGGCCTTCTTTTTCATGCGCTCTTTCATTTGCGCCATTTTTAGGTTCTTTTGCATTTGAGCCTCCATTGCGTTCACATTTACCTTGCCTCCTTTGGCCATTCCTGGCATACCCATTTTACTGAGGATTTCGTGCATATTGTTCATTCCTGGCATATTTTTCATATTATTTAGCATCTCCATGCTCTCACTAATAAGCTCACTCTCTTTTAATTCACCTGATTTGATTTTTTCGTCCAACTTACTGCCTAAATTTTTAACAATGTTCATCAATTTGCCCGGATTTTTGAACAACTTCTGGAACACATCATTCGCAGACGCCTCATTATCCATATCTAGGTTCAACTCACCTGCCGTTTCTTCCGCTAACTCCATCGCAAACTTCCCTAATTTGCCTTGCATCATCTTTTGAATATGCTCCTGGATGTTCTCCGCAGACGGCATTTCATTTGTACCTTTAGCACCTTCATTCGTTTGATTATCATCATCCCCGTCCCCATCCCCGTCTCCGTTTCCTTCTTCTCCTTCTCCTTCTGTTTGCCCAGAAAAGTTAAACATATCTTGCACGTGATTGAGCGTTTCTTCCAATTTGCTCTTGAGCTCATTCTCATTAATCGCCTCAAATAACTTGGCACTGTCTCCAAAGTCATCACTGCTCTTGACCGAGTTAATAATTGAAAACAGCATCAATTGCAAATATTTCCAAATGGTGGCGCGAGTGGTCTGGCTAATGTCGCATGTCCATAAGTATTTGAATATAATGCCCGGCAAAAACTCTGTATTAATGTCCGACCCTTCCTCAAACATCTTATCATTTTGGTATAAAATATCAAAAAATCGTTCGGGAATAACGCGAAGACAGTGCAAAAATACTTTCTTCGTTTTTGTCTCTTTTTCTTCCAATCGGGCTGCGCATTTTTGGCGTATCTCTTCATCCGTTAACCCTTCTGCGTCAGTTGTAGGAGCATTGGTTAGCCACCATTTATTAATAATTGGGATATACTCGGGAAAAGTAATTGAAATGTCTTGCGTAAAATCATTGATAATTTTAAAAAACTCGTCCGGGATTTTATCGGGGACCTTATCTTCTTGTTGTTCTTGTTCTTCCTTGGAAGTTTCAGATTTTTTGGCAGATTTGTTCTTTTGCATTATATATATTCTTATTATGTCATATATTTAAATCATTCTAATTCAAATATATATATGTATAAATTGCAATAATACATTGCAATATTTAAAATTAAATAATATTAAACATGCTACATCGGGTTCGTAGCAAAATGTAGCGCAGATAATTTAGACAAATTCTGGATATATTTCATTACGTTTTTTTGTTCTGTTTCATTCATTTGCTGCACCGGTCCGCGCAACCTGTTAATCGCCTCTATAATTTGGGTTGAGTTGCCAGCATACACTAAATCCTGTGAATAATCTTTTACAAGGAAGAAATCTATATTTCCGGCATCAATGTGTGTTTTATAAGGGGTAATAATGTATGTATTCCAAATTTTAATGAGCAATTTCGGGTTGGCTTTTCTAATTGCGAGAAGCGAGTTCTTTGCAGTTAAAATATCCGGGTCCGACGGAAATACCGCCTGGATGGCAGAAACAAACTCTAAAAAATGGTCGTTGAACAATGTTTGAAAATTCGGAGTTGCCATTTATTATTAATATTAATAATATTAGTAATATATTATTTTTAAGTCCTAATCTTATTAATATATTTAGTAAGTCTTACATTTGGCGGTCTTACATTTGGCGGTATTACATTGGCGCCGGTTTCACATTAATCCCCTTATCCCGCTCTAGCTGATACTTCTCAATCTCGCTTGCGGTCATTCGCCCCGAGTTTTTCGCGCTACTGGCATCATCCCCTGCAGCACTAATTCTATCACTATAGTCTAAATTCACATAATTGTGCATCTGTCGCACCCCTCCATTTCCTTTTGCCGTTAACGAGTCGGCATCCATATCTAAAAAACTATACTGGTCGCTTACAATCCCACCAAATCCTCCACTACCTCCTAAAGAAAACGCCATAGGCTCTAAATTATTATTGGTCGCCTGTTTAGTGATGGCCTCTTGCCTGGGCTTGAAGTGGTTATAAATTTCATCGCCATATAGTATTTTATAATTTTGATTGATTAATAGCAGCGCAGGCACCTTGGTCACATTTTCAGGCATCACGATTTTTTGCCCATTTTGCAACTGGATAAACACCTTTCCGTTTTCTCTTATTCTATTGTCAATGCAAATAAAATGAATGTCCTTAGACACCTGGGATTTAGACAATCCTTGCAATAATTTTTTAGAATGGTCGCAAAAGTTGCTATAATAAATGATTGAACTCATTAATTTATCTTAATCTTTTTTGTTGAGCCTTTTTAACGCCCTCACAAACAAAACAAACAAAACAAACAAAACAAACAAAACACACAATCCAAAAAATTGATTATTATTTTATTTTAAATAGTATATTAAACAATAAACAATACAATATATATAATCATTATGGAACCAAAAATTGAAAGCGACATCCGGACCGACGACTTTAATAAAACCTCCTTTACTCTATCCGGAGTAAATGTATCCTTCGCGAATGCATTGAGACGAACCTTGCTCGCAGATATCCCTGTAGTTGTATTCAAAACAACCCCCGACGACCCTAATGCCCCGCCTCTGGCGAACTTTATAACCAACACAACTCGCCTAAATAATGAATTGCTCAAGCAACGCCTAAACTGTATTCCCATTCACTTGAACCCTCAAGAATACCCTCTAGAACGCCTCTTATTGGAAGTGGACGTTGAAAACAACACCGACAGCATGATGATTTGCACCACAGAACATTTTAAAATTAAAGACATCCAAACCGGCGATTACCTTCCCCCTCATAAAATAGAAGAAATATTTCCCCCTTACATCCCCAATGGAAACAAAAAATATTTCATTGAATTCGTTCGGCTTAGACCCCGGATTACCGATGAAATCCCCGGCGAAAAAATCCGGTTCACGTGCAAATTCTCCCTTGCCACCGCCCATGAAGACGCATGCTTCAATGTCGTCGGCACATGCTCATACAGCTTTACCGTGGATAAAGACGCGATGGAAACCGCTATTGTAAAAAAGGCGCAAGAATGGAAAAACGCCGGCGAGAGCAAAGAAGCCATTGCACTAAAAGCCGCGAATTGGCGATTATTAGATGGTCTGCGAATAATTAAAAAAGATAGCTTCCAATTTGTCATTAATAGCGTGTGCTTCTATAGCAACGAAATGCTTATGGTGATTGCATGCAACGTCATGAACAACAGGTTAGCCGCATTGGTCACATTAATGGAAACCGACGAGCTATCTATTGAACCTTCGCAAAACACCATGGAAAACAGCTACGACATCAAATTAGTGAATGAAGACTACACCCTTGGAAAAGTATTGGAATATCTATTATACACAAAATACTTTGAACAAATGAAAATTATGTCCTATTGTGGGTTTAAAAAGATGCACCCTCACGACAATTATAGCATTATCCGTGTGGCATATAAGGAGCCCATTGATAAAGCCAGCATTAAAATCAACCTGAAGTCGTGCGTGGATGATGCCGTCAAAGTGTTTAACCGCATTAAGTCTATGTTTGTGGATAACCGGTCTAAGTTAGAGGAAGACGCATAATAACGCATCACTAAATCTTATTATTCAGCAACACATTCGCCACAATCGTATCCATACATTCCATAAACTTTGCCAGCCCATCAATCAACATCAATTTCAAGTTGACGTTGCTCACCTCCAGTATCTCCTTCACATATCCAAATAATACATTTTTTCTATGCGGTGTCCATGCAGCATTCAGATGATGGTAAATATTTTCTTTAATCTTATACATCGGCGTATCTATATTCACAATAGAGTTGGTCTCACTCAAATTAATTTTTTCTGCATTCTCTAAAAACATGCTAATGATATTTACAATGTGTTCAATGTTGTAGACAATCGGCGTCCCCGCATAGGTTTGCTTCATATTGGTGAGGCCTTCTAGCGCGTTCTTAAATATCGGCAAAAATGTGGTGCGGTCTTCTTCCTCTTTTAAATAATGAAGACATGCATATAAAATAGGACACAACAATATATTGACATCATTCTTTGTATCGCCATTCCATTTGCGCCAAATGCCTTGCACATAGGTATTCTCCTGTATGCAGAGCTTATTGTTCCCGATAGATATTTTAGAGCCGACTGGCTTGTGCGAATAAATAAACAATTTGATAATTATGGATAGCGGGTCTAATATATCATTTTTATTACTATATGTTAAATTTGTTATTGATTCCATATGCTTATGGCGCGAATTGTATTTATATTATAAATTAATATTTATAAATTTCCTTCTCT